GTGGTTTTTTTGTTTTTAGAGGACGCTTTGAATGAGTATAAGTACTATTGTTTAGCAAGAGGATATACCAAAAAGACAGTTAAAAATAAGGGACAAGAGTACAGACAGTTAAAAGAGTACTTAGTGAACCAGAGAACAATTACAGGTCTGGAGAATATTACACAACATGATTTAAAGGCTTATATACGACAGAAACAGATAGCAGGGGTTCAACCATCCAGTATTGTATCTATGGCTAAACAAGTCATTGCTTTTTTCAATTGGTGTATCAAAGAAGAATACCTTGAAAATAATCCAATGGATAAGGTGGTGTTACCTAAGGTTCCCAAGAAAGTTTTACAAGGGTATACACCTGAAGAAGTTCAGAGAATGATAGATGCTTGGTCAAATAGAACATTCCTAGAGTGTCGTAATAAAGCAATTATCGCTATGATGGCTGATTGTGGATTAAGGTCAATGGAGATTAGAGGGTTACTAACAAAAGAAGTGCAAGATACATCCATACTGGTTCATGGTAAAGGTAATAAAGATAGAATGGTGTTTATTAGTCCACATTTAAAGAAAATCTTAATCAAGTATGAAAGGTTAAGGAAACAGTATTTTGAAAAGGAATTGGTTCATAGTGAGAATTATTTTGTCTCTTATTTAGGCTATGGGATATCTCATCCAGTAATTCATAATTTAGTTAAGGAATCAGGGAGACGTGCAAATGTAGAGGATGCCCACCCTCATAAATTTAGACATTTTTATGCAACTCAAGCACTAAGTGCTGGCAACTTAGATGTTTATTCTTTATCTCAACTGTTAGGACATAGTGACATATCAACAACACAAGCCTATTTGCGTTCATTAAATACAAAACAATTAATGGATAAGGCAACTTCTAGTAGTCCATTGATGAATATGAGTAAAAAATAAATTTAAAAGGAGATAATCAAAAAATGAAAGTAGAAAACATTGATGGAAAAATAAAAGTTGAAGCAGATTATTTGGAAATGGCTGTTATTGCAACAATGTTAGATGATTACGCAGCAAAAAATGATGATCGGTCTGTAAAAGACCTGGCATATCAATTGCATAATCCTAAAATTATTGTATCTAAATAAAAACAAAAAAATAACAGGGTACGCCAATACCCTGTCAATCAATCTAATCCCATAACTGAATAGGATTACCCATACCTTATTATATCAAAAAAAATAGATATTGCAAGGCGTATTAAGTAATGTCTTTTTTAGGTAGGGTATTCCAGTCGAGGTTGCCGATAAATCGACTATAAATATCCATCGTCAGGTAGTGACTCAGCCAATGCAAGTAAATGAGGATAGGTAACAATAAGCATTTCCCTATTTATGCTTGTTACTGAATGGTGAAAGCCACCAATTTAAACGCTGATCGTTAGGAAGGGTAGAGGTAGATGAACCTGCAAGATACATCATAAGTACCAAAAGGGAAACTGTCAGGGCTATCTGAAACAGTAGATGTATTGGGAAGAATATTCCCCGACTAAATAGGGTGATACAAACGGAAACCATAAGTTGATATACCATGTTGTCAAGTTGACTTGTCTATTGTTACTTGATATTTTTTTGTCTTGTAACGGTAGGTAACAACTTTGTCCAGCCGTTTTCCATAGTTTCAACCCATGTTGCCAATGCCTGTTAGCCATGTCAAGCATAAGACCTAATCAATTAGATAATATTTATCTTAAAATAGAGAAAACAAACGTAAATAGTTATGTGAAGTTATTCGAAAACTCCAAACCTATTGCCTCACAAGGGATGCAGAGTTTATTGGAACAAATGTATATATGAATAGAATGAGAAAAATAAAAAAGCGACTAGAAGTTTAGAAACTCTTAAACCCATTGATATGAGTGGTTTTATAGAAGAAAATTTTTAACTAACTTTCAAAACCCTTGCCATGACTGGCTTTGCTAGTTTTTCATAACTCGACCCTAAAGGAAGAAAATGTTAATAAAGCAGACCTTTATTTATCTTAGTAGGGGTATAAATGAAAACTTTTTACTCTGATTTTCCGAAAAAGTCGTCTTATTTATCTTTATAGAGTATCAAAACACAAAAATCTGTCACGATTTGTAAGGTAACACATTCCATAAACTCAATCATATCAACGTTTTAATCGATTAATATAGTTCCCCTAATGGAGAGGTATGCGTGTACATAGGAAGAAATGTGAAGTAGTTATGTCTTATTTATCTTTATAGGGGGAAAAGAATACTAGACATTTAGACAAATCCCAAAACATGCACCACTACTGTATTTGTGAGAGGTATTGGAACAAATGTATATATGAATAGGAATAAAAACTTTACCATTTAGACCTTTATTTATCTTTATAGGGTATAAAATTAAGAACAGTTAGTGGTATTTATCTTAGTAGGGTATAAATAATAAATCGCTTTAAATGTTCAAGTATATTGAGTATTTACAGGGGTTTATTACCCTAATATCGTATTTCATTTTTAACCTTCTTAAATGGTCAAGGTTCACATCTTGACTTTCGCTTTTTGTAGAGAGTGGCAATCCTCTGTCACTCTTTTTTTACTCATATTTATTCATCATATATATGAATATATCCCATTTAAAGGGGGTGGGATAAATGGACTTAGCAGTAGTACCAGTCGAAGAATGGGTGAAGCAAGGCATATTTTGTTTATTATTTATATGGCTTTTGTATAATCAGCAAAAAGATTCAAAAAACAGAGAAGAAAGGTTAATGAGCCATTTAACTAAAACAACTAAAACATTAGATAATCTCAGCAAGCGAATGGAAAACGTGGACAACAAAGTTGATAATATCGACGACAGATTAAACGATTTTGAAGAAGATGTTAAAAATTTAAAGGGGGAATAATAAATGGCAGAGATAACAGCAGAAGCATATCAGGATTTACGTCAATATATTCTTGATAATTGGCATTTTATTGAGTTGCAAAACGATTCAGGAACAGCAGTTGTAAGATTATCGCCTAATGATTCTAGGGTGTCATGGGTACATGAAATGATTGAAGGTGAAGCCGAAATTATTACTTGGGATCAACTTGGAACACCGATATATGGTGATCCGGTAGAGTTACTACCAAACACATTACAATTACAAATTGTTATTACAGGTGCTGACAGTGAAGTGTCATTGCCTACAACATTTACAACAAGTGCTATTTATAAAGTTGATGCTGATGGTGAACCTTTCTCAACAGAATCATTTGAGCCATTTACTATGCAAAATGACCAAGATGAATTGACAGTTATTCATAATATTGAAGTACCGCAACTTTAAGGCGGTGATTAGATGGAAATTATAGTAAGTAGTCATATTAGCCCTATATTTACTGGTATTGATGGACAAACTCAACCTAAGAGTGAAGTTAGAGAGTTGTACACCTTCACAAAACCAATCAATTCTAAAGTTACTGTAACAGCCTATGTTCCTGTTTCAGCAAAACAAGAAATTAGAGAAGTTGCTTCAAGTGTTCAACCAGTACAATCAGATACAAATACATACATAAGTAAAAATATTACAGTTAAGTCACATGTTCAGAATATTCAGGACAATACAGAGCGACGTGTATCAATTTTTAGAAATACTGAGAGTTATGTATCATCAATTCAAACAAACGTCTCTACAAGCGTTTTATCGCCTGATAATGACACTCTAAATGTTTCGAGTTATATTAAACCGATTAATTCAAGTGTACATATTGAAACATATCGATATTCTGTAAGTGTTGAAAGAAATGTAACAAGTCACACAAAGCCACTAGAAGCCAGTACAGACGTTTTGACAGATATTATGATTATTCCTATTCAAGTATCTACAATCGCCCAACAAAACCCTTCTATGGCTTTCTATATTGCTAATCCTTCCTATGTGGAGGTGGTAGAATGATTTATTCAGGAGATACTGTAAGACTAGTTGTATATTTTAAAAATCTTAATATGCAATCAGTTGACCCTGACAGTATAACTTTAACAATTTATAACATCAATCAGGAACAAATTGAACAAATCACACTAGACGACAGCAACCGTAAAGACGTTGGTGTCTATTTTTATGATTATGTTGTTCCTGAAGATAACCAAGAAATCATATATGAATTTAAAGGATTAGATAATAATAATCCTATTATAATCAGAGATTCAATAAAAATCGAATTTGTATAAGGAGAGATATTATGGCAGAAGAAAATCAACAAACAACAGAGGAAAATCAACCACAAGAACAAGAGCAAAATCAAGCAGAAACAGTTTCTAAGGCTGATTATGATGCAATTGTATCCGAGCGTGACAACCTTCTTCAATATAAACCACATGAAGTAACAGAAGAAGAAAAGATTATGCAAGAAAAACAAGAAAACTTGTGGCAAAAGGAAATAGATTTGACGCTCAAGGATAATGACTTAGAGCAATTCAAAGACGTTATCAAAGTTAATGATGAAGATGAACTGAAAGAAGTTGTTAAAGGACTATCTCAAATCGTAAATGATATTAAAGTTTCCACTGGTTATGTGCCGAAAGATCATGCAGTTGACGATGAGTACAGTAAGCATGAAAAAGATGGAAATACTCAAGGCATGATAGCAACTAAACTGGCAAATTTATTTAAGTAATTAGTGGCTTATAGTCACTTAATATAAAAAAATAAGAAAAGGATGATTTATAAATGTTTCAATCTACAAACTTTACAAATGCAGAAAGAATTTCCCTTGCCTCAGAAATTGCTAAGGTGGGCGTGCAGTCTACGCCTTTAACAAGTATGCTTATGGCAAAAGGTAATATTGAGAAGGCATCGTCAACAGTCTATACATGGAGAGAAAAGACACTTGATAATACAGATGATATTTCAGCAGCAGAAGGTTCAGATACTACTGTATTTTATGAAACAGCAAGAGCAGAATTAAATAACGTATTGGAAATTTTTAAAAAAGGTGCTTCCCTGAGTGGTTCAGCACAAGCCATGAAACAAGGTCAATTTGCAAGTGAGATTAATGATCGTTTGCTTGAACTAAAAATTGCGATTGAACGTAAGTTGATTAATGGTGTTAAGGCAGATGGTTCAACTGGTGTACGTCAAATGAGTGGTTTGATTGAGTTCGCTTCACCTGAAAACGCAGTTGAAGTATCAGGAGCAGTAACAGAGGATACAGTTAAAGAAGTTGCACGTAACTTATGGCAACAAGACCTTGCAGAAGGTCAAACGTATGCGTTGGTTAATGCAGATATTAAGGAATCCATTGATTCTATTTATAAAGATAACTATGGTTATAGTCATGTTACAACTAACTTTGGCTTGGTAGTTGATTCAGTCAACACTAACTATGGTACGGTAAATTTCATTCTTTCTAAACACGTCCCAGCCGATAAAATGGTTGTATTTAATGACGCTTATGTTGATCTTGCTTATCTTCGTGAACCACACTTTGAACAACTTGCTAAAACTGGCGATAGTGTAAAAGGTCAGGTTGTTGCAGAGACAACTATCAAGGTGGGAAGTCCTAAAGGTGTAGGCGTTGTAACTGTTACAGCATAATACATAATAACTAAGGGGATTGTCATTTAATGGCAGTCCTCTTTTTTTAATTTAATAAGGAGAAAAGGGAGAAATGAATGAAAAAGAATTATATTTAATCAAAAGAAGAAGAAAAAAGATAAAGCAGTCCGAATTGGCTACTGCCCTAAATTGCAGTCAGTCCTTAATTAGTCGTTTTGAAAAAGGTGAAAATGAAATGTCTGATTATAAAATAAAGAGATACAAGACATATATAGATGAAAAATAATTTAAAAATTGTTCAAAAAGCGGAGGTGAAGGTGTGAAGGATAAAACATAGTCCATTTCCATAGACCGTTCAGTAAATAAAACGCAATGCTGAACATTATAAGGTCATGGAATGGCAGGAAAAAATTAATTAGAAGATAGCCGAGTAGGTTGGAAGTGTGAAGATGTTTCGCTTCACATTATTATGCAACAAGAACTAAAAGAAAAATTTCCTAAATGGTGTTTTGAGGATAAACCATTGGCAACAACATTAACAAATGATATTGACAGTTTGTTAGGGTGTACGATTGAGCAATTAGTCAAAGGTAATGAAATCCATTATTTTTATGACTTTGATAATGTATACAGAGTTTCAAACAGCAGAAAATTACCCACTCTAGGCATTGATTTAGCATTTACAAATGGCAAGTGTTGGGATAATCACGTAACAAGATTACATAAGAATAGCAAGATCAATCCACAATCAGCAAATATAAACTCAATCCTAAATATTTCAGGTGACAATTATTATGATAAATATGCCGGAAGTACAACCTTGTTGATGTGGTCGTTTTATGGTTTACCTTTACCACAATCAAAATTAGGAAAGATGATTTTGTTAGGTATTGATTCTGAATTTCTAGGACACTATGACAATCGGTATAAGAAAGTACATAATAAATATTTAAGTATGTTGGGGTTTGATGAACTTATAGATATTCTTAATGACACAACTAAGAAAGATTATTTTGATCTTTTACGTAAATACAAATTAAATGAAAAAAATGGTGGAAAAATATTTATTGATGAAAAAGGCTTTTTACAAACAAATTTACCACTATCACAGTTGTCAGAAGTCCTAGAATTGCAATTAGAATTGCCTAGACAATCATTTACCTTACTGAATTCATTTGAGAGCAAGCATGGAGCGGTTAAAGGGAATGAATCAGGTGAATTAAAGAGGAATGTAATAAGTTTTGCACTGACTAATAAAAAATTCTACAAATATACAGTTAAAGATACAAAGGAGAAAATTAAATGACAGTTAAAAATGAACAATTATTCTATTGTTATTCGAGGGTGCTTTCCGACTTTATTTATAAAGAATCTAATCATGAGATTGTACCTTTGACCGTGGCGATCAATCCGAGGTCGCAGCGCACATTCAGTCTATATAGCAAGTCGGACGATTTACAGATTATTTTGGATAAATATAAGGAACAAAATAAATAATCGTTGCAGAATTATGTATAAATAGAACGGTAAAAATAAGAACGGAACAGTTCAATGCAGAAAAATGAACATATAGGAATGACGTAAACATTGTCATATCAATTGTTTTGTGATACACATTGTATAATTGTGTATTTTTAACATTTATAAGTCGTATTCATTGCAGAATTGTGTTAATATAGGTATAGTAAATGATATTTTAATTGCAGAATTGTGTACACATAGGTATATATATGCAAAAATGAAATTAATGTCTGTATCCACTGCGAGAGTAAGAGTTCAGTGTTTTATTGATGAAATACCCATTGCATAATTGTGTATGAAGTATCCAATGAACGTGTATAACATTGCAGAAAAGTGGTCTCTTGGGTATATAATTAATTAAAATAATAATACTTTTCGACGGTATAAATATAACATTTAACCGTTAAACTTTATTTTTAAATGATTAAGTTCAAGTTCAAAACCATTTCTTTCACATTCTACAATTGTTGTTGGCGAAATTTTAAAAATTAATTCAAAAGGAGATATTTAAAAATGGAATTTAATAATTTTGCATTATCGAGTACAAAAATTAAATCCAATTGGTTTGATGGTGAAAAGAAATCAATCTTCAATCAAATTGGTAAAGAAGAAGGTTTAAATTTATATCTACAATTATTCAGGTTTAGGTTACATCAATTTGTTGGCAGTCCAAAGCAAAATTATGAGAATCACATTTTTAGAATAACAATTGGTGAACTAAAAAAGTTTACTAAAATAAATTATAAAAGCCGATTAAGAAATAAACAAGTATTTGAAATGTTAAAGGATATGTCTAAAGCAGGGATTATTAAATTACATAAACCTACACGCTGGGATTATTTATTAGATGAAAGCGATAAGATTAAACCTGATAATTTGATTGTGTTGCAAGCAACAGATGTTCCACATACGCATGTCGAGCAAAATGAAAAAGGTCAGGAAGTAGATAAACCTGATGATGAAAACGAGGATTATTACGTTCCAATTAATTTTAATACAATTAATTACATGTACAATGATCTTAAATTTACATCTAAAGAAGTGGCTGCTTATCTATTGTTAATGAAATTATCCAATGGTGGTAGGAGTGAAGCGTTCATGAATATCAATAAAATGAAAGAATTATTAGGCATTGGAAACGATAAGGTGACTGAAATTATTATTACGTTGAACAAAAATTACATGGTTGCAAGTTACTCTAGACACATAGGTAAGAAGGTTTCATTTTACCACACCCCAGTACGTTCATATGACCATATAAACCAGTTTAAAGAAGAAACGAAAGATACTATTCATACATTTTTGAAACGCTATAACAAAGCAGGGAATGACAATTTTAATCCATTTGATGAGGTTGCAGATGATGTTATTGATTCAGATGAATGGGGTCAAAGCACAATGTAAAATAATGTTGGAATCAATATAGATTTACAAGTCCTTAGCAGATGTTGAGGGCTTTTTATTATTCAAAAAACTAATCAAAAGGTGGAATCATTCGTGAATCAAAAAACTAATCAGCAATTAATCCAAGACATGCAGGCACAAACAGACAAAGTATTAATAAATTTAATAATCAATAATCATAAACTAACAAAATTACATGATAATGTAGAAAGTTTAAATCAAGAAGAAGGTGATAATCAATGAATATATATGATGCTTTAAAAAGTACCGATTACAGGTTTAGAGAGTATTTTAAGTATCTTCATCCTGAATTGAGATTTGACCAAACTAAGGCACTCGAAACGCAAGATCAATTCCTTAACAAAGTCAATAGAAAATCAATGGCTCCGTTCCATAGGTGGCAGAAATCAGCAGAATATAAAAACTTGCTTATGCTGTATCTTGACTATCGGGTAAGTAATGATTATGAGGAGATATATGACTTGGTGGCTCAGAAAGCAAAAGAGGACGTAGAGCCACAGACAGTGAAATTATTTTTACAATTACAAAAGGATATTAAGAGTAATGCCAAGATGGTTAGAAGTAACTTTAAGGATACTGAAGACGAAGAAGATACAGATGAGTTTGATTTGAGTTAAGGGTGCGTCTTTGACGTGCTCTTTTTTGTTTGGAGGTGACATCTATGGTAACTAAAAAGAAAACAAACAGTAAGGCTTTACAGAAGGTTATGGGCGACTTTCGACTATTCGCAAAGAACTTCATTAAGATTATAGATAATAATGGTGATAGTGTACCTTTTGTATTGAATCCTGAACAAGAGCAATTTATGAATGAGATGGAGAAGTATAATTTAATACTCAAAGGCAGGCAGATCGGATTCACAACTTTTTCTTATAATTTCATGCTCTGGTCGGCTTTATCTAAGCCAGATTCATCATATCTAATGATGACACACCATAACAAGGTAACACAGTCCATATTGAGAAGGATAAATAAAACTTATAAATCGCTACCACATGATAAATATCCTGATTTGTTTCCTAAAAAGGTTATATCTAATAGGGATGAAATTTATTTTGAGAATGGCTCCAGAATACAAGTTGCTACCGCAGGCGGTGACGACAGTATATCGGGCAACACATTTCAACTTATTCACTTGTCAGAGATGGCAAAGTACCCTGATAGCGAACAAGAAGAGATTATTGCTACATCGATTCCTGCATTAGCCAAAAACCCTGATAGTAAGATTATTATTGAAAGTACCGCTCTAGGCTATAACACGTATCAAGAAATGTACATGAAGGCTTGGAGAGATAAGGAAAGTGTATGGAAGGCACATTTTTATTCATGGCTCTCAAAAGCATATAGTAGCCAATTTAAGCACTCTTTTAATGAGGCAGAGGAATGGTTTAGGTTGAACAATAAAGGCGAATACATGGCTAAGAAACACCTTGAGCATGATGAAAAAGAGTTGCGTGATAAATATGGTGCTTCTTATAGGCAATTGATGTATAGAAGATATTACATACATCTAAATAATATTGACAAGTGGAATCGTGAGTTTCCTACGTATCCTGAACAAGCATTTCAGACTTCTAACGTGTCAGTATTTGATACAAATAAAATTGTTGAGTGTATGCAAGATATTGTTGAACCATTGCCAACAAGTGAGGTATATGATGAGATACCTGAAATATTGAAGCCATATTTAAACAAGAGTTTATTTATATATCATCTTCCTAAAAAGGGTGTGAGAATGTATGGCGGTGTGGACGTTGCTTCAGGTACTGGAGGTAAAACAGATAATAGTACATGCTCTATATTTGACGCTGAGGGGCAACAGATGGCTTCCTTCTATGCAAATGATGTTCCAGTCTATGAATATGCAAAAGTAGTCAATGCAATAGGCAGAATGTTTAATTATGCCTTTCTCTGTGTGGAAAGAAATAGTTTTGGCACGCCTTTACTTGAACGTCTCCGTAAAGAGCATAATTATCAAAACTTGCTGAAGCAGAAAGTCTTTAATGAACGTGGTACAAAGAAAAAAATGCAGTTAGGTTTCCAAACAACTAATGTCACAAAGTCCATTCTTATAAGCGATATGAAGGAAAACTTTGAATTGAATTTTATCAATATTGAATGTATTGAGACATTGGAAGAAATGAAAATATATCAAGATGTAAATAACAAACTTGGCAACAAGCAAGGTGAAGGTTTAAGGGACGACCTTGTTATTTCAGTTGCAATGGCTTGTCAGGCGATGAAGCAAGGCAAGTATTATGTAGATATTTAAGGCTTCAAATTTGCAATTAGTTGAACAGTTACCCGTAAAGTTGATTCCGATTGCAAATTTGAGCGATTCTGGTGACACTAAATAGAAAGGATGATGAGGTAAATGGACTTGCAGCAGTACATAAAAGAAAAATATGATGGGCAAAGTGACTGGTTCGTTACTTTTGTTCATGAAGTATACAATCAGCAACGTGTCATGGATGTAATGGCTAAGAAAGAATATCTCAATGGTAATCATAAGATATTGCAAAGAGAGCCATATAAATATAATGGTAAAGAGTTCCACCCAAGAAAGATTGTAATGTCATATGCAAAGACGTTGCTAAACTTTCAGAGGGCATACTTATTGCAGAATCCAATCACTTTGACTGGCAATGATCGAATAGTTAAACAGTTTCAGAAGGTGAATAAGCAAGGGAAGTATAATAAGACTAATCAAAAGATATTGGATAAAGTTTTGAAATATGGTCAAGTTGCAGAATATGTCTATATGGATAATGGAGTTATCAAATCAAAGGTAATTGATTCGAGTGAAGGTTATCCTTTATATGACCATAATAATCAATTAATTGCCTATGTGCAGGCTTTTATGTCTGATGGGATTGATTACTATACAGTGTATGAAAAGGACTATGTGAGCGAATATGATAATAATGGTGGGGAGTTACGATTAACAGGAAGATATAATAACCTAAGTGGCTTGCCCATTGTGTATCATAATCAAAATGAGGAATCAGAGACAGAAGGCAAATCAGAATTAGATGACTGGATTTCCATTTTAGACAACATGGAGGATTTAATAAGTAAATATACAGACAGTTTCTATAAGTTTATGAACCCTATTCCAGTTGCTATTGGTCAAGAGTTGAAAGGTGAAGGCTTGCCTACACAAGTTGTAGGGGGTGGCATAACTCTTGAAGATGGCAGTGACTTTAAACTCGTAGGTAATGGATTAGATTATCAGACATTCGAGGGCATATATAAGACATTGCTTCAGGCGTTATTAGACACTTCTCAGACACCTGCTGTAAGCATGAATAAGACAGATATTAGTAACCTTAGTGAGACAAGTATTAAGTTGCTTTATACATTGGCTAATATAAAGGCAGGGCAAAATGAATTGTTTATGAGGGAAGGCATAGAGGAGAGATTTGAGAAGATCAGAACACTTTTAGGCTATAAAGGGATTAAATTTAGTGATGATATGTTCGATTCATTAGATATAGTTTTCCAGTATGCTATGCCAAGTAATGATAAAGAGATAATTGAAAACTTGCAATCATTAAGAGATATGGGCGCAATTAGTTTAGAATCATTGCTAAGTCATTCACCTATGACAACTGATGTACAAATGGAATTACAAAAGATTATGAATGAAGATAACAGTGGTACAGTTAGTACAGATGAAGAAGAAAATACTAGTACAGATGAAACTGTGGGAAATGATGGGAAATAATTTAAGTGTAAATGTTGATGTGATGGGGTTTGTGAGAAAATAATATATGTTGGCTTTTTCTCACTGTTATGGTGGAATTGAGAGCCATTCGCAATTACATATAAATTAGAAAAAATCTCACACAAGAACCATGTAAAAATGACTGGCGATAATTTGGTGTGGCTGTTATATATATTTTAAAGTGGTAATTATACATATTGCTAGTGATCTTTGACCTTTGCTGTTAAGCATATTTTAGGGAGCGATTGTTCTAAAAGTGGTAAATGTCTATGTAATGAGTATTCTATGGACAAAAAATATGCAGGATTTTATACATATTTTAATAAAAATGAATATTATGACAATTAACAGAAACGTTGGTATGTCAGGGATTTATAATAATGCATAAATCATGTATGTTTGGAAGTTATATGTAACTGATTGAATCCAGTCATATCAACTATTCTTACTTTTAGTTAGTTTACATAATGAAGGTTATCGGAATCAATTTTGTATTTTTATACATTATTAATTTCGTGTAGAATTGAAGTTTTGAAAAGTGCCAGCGATATTTGGGGTTTCTGTTATAGATGATTTGAAGGAGAAGGTACATAAAACGTCTGTATGGGCTTGTAAATGGCTTATATAAGGCGATACCCCTAATTGAAAAAGTCTACCCCCTAGCACACCATTTTACACACCCAAGAAAAAAATAAGAAATTGGTTAAAATTACTTCTTTTCATTCTTTTTATAATGAATCTCTAATAACTTATCTAAAAATTGATCCATTGCTTTATCATATACCCGTTCATCTTCTTCAGTTTTTTCTCTTTTTTTGATTGTAATGTTAAAGGTGTATTCTTTTCGTTTACCCATCGTAACACTCCTTACTGAAAAACATTCTATACAATATTCCAGAATAATTCAATTCATCATAAATTCTAGGAAAAATTGCTGACATTTTGTAAAATTATGGTAAAATGTAATCAAAAAAGGTGTGTGAAAAATGAAAAGATTTTTAGTATTATTTATGGTATCATCTATTGCTTTAGTTGGTTGTTCACAAGCAAGTAATCCCGAAACACAAGCCAGTCAATCTGTAACACAATCTGAAACTCAAGCAAATGAATCTGAAACAAAAGTTACTAAACCTGAAAATGTACAGCAAGAAATTTGGGATGAAAGTATTCAGGCAACAATCGCTATAAACAATGCAATTGAAAATGAAAAAGAAGTTCCAGCAGAAATTGCTGAAATAATAACTAGTTGGGGCAATGAGGATAATTTGACAGAAGAAGAATTAAATATTCAAGAAAAAGTTGCCCAATTACACATTGACGCAATGATATTAGATATTGCAATTTTGGAAGGTTCAGTAAATGAAGAAACTTTTACTAATTATGAACAATCATATCAGAAGTTAGTGGAAATATTTGGTGAATCTAATTTACCGGCTAATAATTTAGCAGATAGTTTTGTACAGACTATGGAAGAAAATGCTTCAAAGGATGAAAAAGAGAAAGAAGAATTTATTTCAGAAGCAAATATTACAGTTTCTGCTGACGAAGTTCAATATAATATGCCGAATAACCTAAATAAAAACTTCTATTTAGAGGGAACACTAGAACTTTGTGATTACTATAATTATGGTTATACTAATGAAGATGCATATTTTTGTGGTCATTTAATTCCATTTGATGGTGGATATTCAGATTCGTGGCATTTATATTTTCACAGAGAAGATTTCGATGGTGTTTATCAAGTATTACTTGAATTTGATACTGTTGATTTAAGAGTTGCTGCTCAGGTTGCAGGAAGTGTATATGAACAAAGACAAGGTAATATGGCGATGGTTACAAGGACAGAAGGGCTATTAGGTAATAACTAATTCATTTAAAGTTTTCTTAATATTAGCAGGAATTTCCCTCCTTTTGTCGAATTAAGTAGACAGAAGGGAGGTTAGCGATTGGAATGGAGAAATAAACTTTACAATAACATTAAAGGTTCTCGACTAAAAACCAGTAATGATGTTCTGAATTTTGTTTTAGATGAATTTGAAAAATTAGTTAAACCATTAGAAGAAGAATTGGGAATAAATGATTTTTATGAAAAAAATATCCCTAATAATGCTGATGTAGCAGAATTAAAAATAGGGAATCAATGGTTACACATTGAAACAAATGAATCTGATAAAGTTAAAATTACAACTTGTTATAGAATCGTAAAAGGTAATGGTGACGGATCAGTTCATAATGGTAAGAGACATGATTTTTATAAAGATAATGGAATATTTGTAGATAAGAATAATCGTTATATTACACCTGAAACAATTGATTTAATATTTAAACAAGCATTTTATAATGAATCATCTGTTAAAGTTTTAAAGTATGAGTAATTAAATATCAATATAAGAGCAGTCCTTTAAGATAAGGGCTGTTTTTATTATCCCAATTAAAGGAGTGATTCAATGAACAATATCCAACGTCTTGAAATGGAAACAAAAGGTATTAATCTCGATCAATCAGAAATATCCATCCATCTACAAGAAAACCAATTACAGCCTTTTAAGCCATATAATCCTGAATCAGCAACGTCTAAGAAACTTATATATCAATCGGCTTTATCTATATTAGAAGGCATAGCCAACAATCCTCAGTCCATGAAAAACTATACACATGAAGATATGACAGTTGATTCCTTCTCTGATAATTTACAATCACGAATCGAACAATTAGAACGTAAAGTCAGGACGCTTAGAACAGATGAACAGATACAGAATGAATCCAATTTTTTTATGCTGTTTGGAGAGTGATTAGATGATACAAGATGACTTTAACTATATGGTCGATCAAGTCGGCACACCAGTAAAATTAAACTTGGAGCAGTCGAAGCGTAAAGCAATTATATCTTCCCTAACTAAGTCTCCTGATTTATATGATTTTGATGATAAGCGGATTCATACAACGTTTCCTATTAAAAGAGGAGATAGCATTAAGGTAAATGATACATTATATATTGTGTTCTCAGACATTCAATTAAAGAGTGGATTCAAATACGTATCAATTATTAGACCTGCAACAAATACTATCCCTATAACCGTACAGGAAGAAATAACAGAAGTTAAAGAATATGATCGTCTCGGTAATCCTATTAGTTGGGAAGTTATCCAAGAAGAAATTATAGAGGATTTTCCTTGTATCGTATTTCAAGAGAAAGTAACTATTTCAGGTAGTCAAATTAGAATTACTCAACAAGAGATCCAAGTGGTTATGGGAGATAATGAATATACAAATGAAATTGTTCCAAATGATGAATTTACCTTTTTTGGTAATAATTATCAAGTAATCGGTGTCGACATGTTTCAGAAAGGATTGTTAATATTTCAAATGGAACGGATTCTTTAATAAATATATATAATGGTAGAAACTCAAGCAAGATTAACCATATTACAAAAAAACATGGACATATCACCGCTTCTATGTTACATTTTACTTAACAGAAAAGGTGATACGGAAAAATAG